TTTTGACAATGGCGGCACTGGCGGTCGTGTTTGGGAATTGGTTGGAGGTTTGTCCGGCGCAAATAACGCCGACTTTAGTATTCTTGACGTAACAGGCGGCACTAGTCCGCTTGTAATTACTTCCACCTCGCTCTACACAGCGTCGGGGATTAACGTCGGCATCGGGACGAGTTCGCCTGCGACACGCCTTCATGTGCAAGGTAGTGCTGGACAACTAATGCGTGTAACTGATGGAACTACTGGGGCCAGTATTTACAGCGGAAGCGGATTGTTTGGTTTTAATAATCAAACAGGTGAAGATGGGATGTTTGGAAGCACTGCATCTCATTACCTTTATTTTGCTACCAACGGCGCAGAAAAAATGCGCCTCGACTCCTCCGGCAACCTCGGCTTGGGCGTCTCGCCGAGTGCGTGGAGTTTGGGCAAGGCGATTGAAGTAGGCGCTGCTGGAAACTCTATCTGGAGCGGCGCTGGTTACATTGATATGACCAGAAACGTCGCTTATACAGGCGGCGCTTACAAATACAGCGCAAATGGTACTGCGGCTAGGTTTGAAATAGATACGTCTGTTTTTGCTTGGTTCACCGCCCCCTCCGGCACCGCAGGCAACGCTATCTCGTTCACGCAGGCGCTAACCTTAAACAGTAACGGCAACCTTGCATTGCAAGGCGGCACTACAAGTGCCAGCGGCGTAGGCGTTACGTTCCCCGCATCGCAGTCAGCATCAACTGATGCAAATTGCTTGGACGACTACGAAGAGGGGACGTTTACGCCGACGTTCGTGGGTAGCACAACTAATCCGACATATACGACATCCGACTTACATGGCAGTTATACAAAAATCGGAAGGGTCGTATATTTTAGCATCGGCATTTCTGTAAGCGGAGTTACCGCGCAGGGGACTGGCGGCTTACAGATTGGTGGACTGCCATTTACGGTTTTCTCGTCTATTTATTCATCTCCGGTGCTTATTGGATATAACGACGTATTCGATACAGACTTTAAGACTGCCTATGCACTTAGTGGAGACACTAAGTTGCAAGTAATCCCTACGGGAGTAACGCAGTCCAATGCTCAATGGGGGACTCCAGCAAGCGCCACAACGTCACCTCTTTCGACTGGATACATTTCAATCCAAGGCTTCTACATTGTCAGTTAATTTGTGAGGATGTGTCATGGCTAATTTTGAAGAAAAGACCTACATCAGCGAGTTCAATGTGCAGCCGTCGGGCAGCATCAACGTCCGCAAAACGACGGAGATCCTGAAAGACGGCGAGGTGATCTCGCAGACTTATTGGCGTTGCGTCCTCGCTCCGAACGATCCGCAGGCGGCAGAGGTGCTTGGTGCGGAGCCGTATTACATGAATCTTGCCAATAATGCTTGGGCGAGTTTGCCCGCGTGAACACAGGCTTACTAGCCCTGTTCTGTGTGCTGCAAGCCGCGGACATTTACACGACGCTTACCGTGCTGAAGCAAGGCGGGCGGGAACTGAACCCCGTGCTGGCGAAACTCTTTGCCAAGTTCGACCCGCTGGCCGTAATGGTAACTTTAAAGTTACTGGCGGTATGGGCGCTGTGGTGGGTCAACCTCACCTGGCTCACCTTCGCCGCATGTTTGGGCTACGTCGGGGTCGTGGCTTTCAATTTGCGCAGTATGTTGAGAAAATAACCCCGAAGAGTGACAACCACCACAGGAGCAGGCATGGAAACCATCATCGAAATAAAGCTGACCGTCGCCGAAGTGAATTCGATTCTGAACGTGCTTGGGGAGTTGCCGACCAAATCCGGCGCATTCCCTCTGGCGGTGAAGATCAAGGGCCAAGCCGACGCGCAGTTGAAGACCGAAGAAGAGCCAGAGGAGTGACCGAGATGACCGACAAGCTGTCCGAAGCCGAGATCGAACACATCGCAGAACGTGCTGCCGAGAAGGCACTTGAGAAGGTGTACCAGCAGATCGGCAAGAACGTAGCCCACAAGATCCTGTGGTTTCTCGGCGCGGCAGCTGTCGGTTTTTTGATGTTGTTCAGTGGCAAGGATCTCATCCGGTAATGCCTCTACCAGCCATTCTCGCGCCGCTACTCGGGGCCGGCCTCAACCTAGTCGCCAACGCCGTCCAGGCGAAGGGCAAGCAATGGGTCGAGAACAAGCTCGGCGTCGAGCTGAAGCCGGACATGTCGAGCGAAGATCTGGCGAAGGTGCAGATCGCGCAGATGGAGCATGAGGAAGAGCTTCTGCGCCTGCGCCTCGAGGAAGACAAGCTCGACCTCGCAGAGCTTGAGCTGCGGCTGAAGGACACCGACTCTGCGCGTGACCGCGAGACAGTGATCGCCACCAGCAAGGATGCGCCGCTGCTGAACAAGATCGTCACCCCGGTGCTGGCGTTGTTGCTGCTAGGCGTGACGTTCATCCTCTTCGGCGTCGTGCTTTTCGATCAGACGCCGGTTGACCCATCGCGCAAGGACGTTTTGATCTACATCCTCGGTGTGCTTTCGGCGGTCGCGACGCAGGTCGTCTCGTACTACTTTGGCTCCAGCGCCGGTAGCAAGGCAAAAGACGACGCGATTAGGGAGGCTCTGAAATGAGCCTCGTCAAAGAGCAGGCGGCTTTTCTGCTGGACGTCGCGAAACTAGTGCAGAAGGCGACAGAGCTGGGGTTCACGGTCACGGGCGGTGAGTTGGCCCGCACGCCAGAGCAGCAGCAGATCTACGTCAAGACTGGCCGGTCTAAGACCATGAATAGCATCCACCTCAAGCGCTGCGCAATCGATCTGAACTTTTTCAAGGACGGCAAGCTGACTTACGACATCCCCACGCTTAAACCCGTCGGCGAATACTGGGAATCGCTGAACCCGAAAAACCAATGGGGCGGCCACTGGAAGTCCTTCAAGGACGTGCCGCACTTCCAACGAACGGTGTGACGTGAAGCGCACGGGCATACCGAAAAGGTTCCAGCTTCTCGGGCATGTCATCCAAGTGCGCGTCATCCCGAAAAGCAGATGGAAGCACAAGGGCGCGGTCGGCATCTGGGAACCAGACAAGCTGCGGATCAGCATTCTAGCGAGCCAGCCGATCACGGCGCTGCAGCAGACGTTCTGCCACGAATGGGCACACTCGATGCTCTGCCTCATGTCGCACCCGCTCGAGCACGACGAGCAATTCGTCGATCAGCTCGGCCATCTTCTACAGCAAGCGTTAACGACGTTTGAGGAATGAATGTCTGCATCGAAGGCCCGTGACGAAGAGTTCATAGAAGTCTGGCATCGTTACAAGGAACCGCGACTGGTCGCGAAGGCGCTCGACGTTCCCGTCCGCAACGTCCACGCGCGGCGGCGGCGCATTGAGGTGAGGCACGGCATCGTGCTCCCAAGCGCCAACGCCAACTTCAACGCAAGCCCGCACAGCCAAGAACGCAAAGCGATACAGCAGGTCGCCGAGCGCCGCGCGCGGGAATATGAGCGCGAGATGGGCGTCGTCGTGCAGAACGGCGTCGTGCTGGTCGCGTCCGATTGCCACTACTGGCCGGGCATCGTCACGACGGCGCACCAGGCGCTCTGCACGCTCGCCAAGGAACTGAAGCCCGCCATGCTCGTGCTGAACGGCGACATTCTGGATGGCGCCCGTATCAGCCGCCACCCGCGGATCGGCTGGGAGAAGCAGCCGACGCTGAAGGACGAAGTACACGCGCTGCAGGACCGCTGCGCCGAGCTTGAGCGCGCGGCGGGCGGCGCGCAGCTGATCCGCACGATCGGCAATCACGACGCACGGTTTGAGAACTACATGTCGGCCAACGCGCCAGAGCTTGAGGATATGACCGGCGCGACGCTGATCGACTACCTGCCGCGGTGGCGCGCGGGGTACGCGCTGCACGTCAACGGCGGCACCGACGGCTGGACCGTCATTCGCCACCGCCCGGTCGGGGGCGGCATCCACGCCGCGTACAACAGCACCCTGCGCTCGGGCGTGCATTACGTCCACGGCCACCTGCACAAGCTCCAATACACGCCCTGGGGCGATTACAGAGGCCGTCGCTATGGGGTGGACACTGGCACCCTCGCAGAGCCGCAAGGCCCTCAGTTCGCCTATACGGAGGCCGGGCCGCTCAATTGGGCGTCGGGCTTCGCCGTGTTGACGTATCATGCCGGCCGGCTCCTAGAGCCTGAGCTCTGCGTCGTGCATAACGGCGCAGCATGGTTTCGCGGTCGGAAGGTTGGGACGTAACTGGGACGTAAGTCGTGGGAAAGAGGGGTAGCGGGGTCCACACAAGTCGCTGAGAATTCAGCAAATTGTGGATTTCACAACGGGCTGTGGCATTCTCATAACCCGAAGGTCGTAGGTTCAAATCCTACCCCCGCTACCAACAAAATCAACGACTTACGCAGGTTCGGCAAACTCCACTAAGGCCGACTGGGACGTAAATGGGACGTAAGTCGTTCGATCAGTGCAGGCGGGTAGCCAAACGCTCCGCCGCATTGACCAAGTGATCGACCGGTAGGTGGACGTAGTTGTCGATCATGGCCGGGGTCTTCCACCCGCCCATGTCCTGCAACGTCTTCCGGTCGACCCCGTCCATCGCCGCCCAACTGGCGAAAGTGTGGCGGATGTCATGGAACCGGAACCCGGCCGGGAGCCCCGCGCGCTTGGTGTACCGGCGCCACTGGTGATGGCACGGCGGCTCGACCGGGAACACCCGCGCCTCGGTGCGCGGCTGCTGCTCAAGCAACGCCTTCGCGGCCGAGTTCACCGGGCAGACAATCAGATTGCCCGCCTTGGTGTCGATCGGCTGCACCCAGCACAGGCCCCGCTCAAGATCCACCCGATCCCAAGTGAGCCCAAACACGTTCGACTTGCGAAGGCCGGTCATGAACGCAAAGCCCACCGCCGCGCGTAAGCCCGGCGGCAGCACCTCAAGCAGCGCCTTCGCCTGGGCGGGGGTGGCGATCAGCATCTTCGACGCGTCGCGCTTGTCGCCGTAGGTGCGAAAGGCCGGCACCTGCTCGATCCACTCCCACTCCTTGCACGCGGTCGAGAGCACGCTGCGCAGGGTGATGACGTAGTTGTTCTTCGTGCCGTTGCTCGCGGGGGTGCCCTTGCGCGTGATGAGCTGCTCGATCTGCTCGGCCGCCCAGGCGCGGCTGATGTCGGTGAGCGACATCCCCTCGGCGCGTGAGCACCAGAACGCGAGGTGGTGCGTGTAGTCGCGGATCGCGCTCGCGTTCGCGTTTTCTTTGAGCCACTTCTCGGCGGCCTCGGTAAGCGAGCGCGGCTGCTTCTCGCCAAGTTTATTCTGCCGCCAGAGCTGGGCCTTTAATTGGTCGTGCAGCTCCTGCGCTGCTTTGCGATCAGCAGTCTGAGCAGACTGCTTGAATCGCCGCCCGCCGGGGAGCGCGATGTCGATGTAAAAGGTCTTGCCTCGCTTGAAGATGGACATGGTTTGCTGGGCTCCTGTTTAGTTGCTTCGAGAACCTCCGCGAGGTTGACTCGGATCGCCTTGCCAAACCGATAAGCTGGCACTGCGCGCCGGTCGACCAGTCGTCGGAGCGTCTTTACGCTAACACCCAACTGGCCCGCCGCGTCATCAAGTGTGACGAGCACCTGATGGTGAGATTCTCTCAACACCTCAGCCATCTGTCAATTCGCCCCGCATCAGCGGCAGAAAGTCCTGCAATTTCATCACGATGCGCCACGGCTGGCCGTTCTGGCGGTAGGCGACGACCGCCACCTCGCCGGGCTGGCAATGCTCCTCGATCTGCCGGCACCAGGCGGGCAGGGCGAGCGTCTCTCGGCGCTTGGCCTCAATGCGGAACTTGCCGACCTGGATGTCATCCCCGGAGTCGCGGGCCTGCCCGAGTTTCCTTTTCACGACGAAGCCAAGCTCGTCGCTTAGGATCTGCGCCAGTTCCCGCTCCGCCGCGGCTCCCTTGTTTCTCGACATCCGTCCGCCCATGCTCCGTGCTCCACTTGCTGCGCCAGGGGTGAGCCTGGCCGGGTTTATCGATTCTCACGCGGCTCTCGCCCCGCGAGCAGCGACGCGTAGAACAACAGCTTGCCCGCGTCGATCTTCGGGTTGTCCTTCATCCCCAAGCGCCAGTTGTATTTCGCCACCTGGCCGCGCAGGTAGCCCCGCCACTCGTCCTCGGTCAGCTGCGCCTTGATCGCGTCGATGCACTCAATACCGCCGCCGCGGTTGTAGTGCTGCGGGCGCTCGACGACGTCGTATTCTTTTACGATCATGCGTTCACCTCAAAATGGAATCGGGTCGTTGAAGTCTTCCTCGGGCGGCGGCAGCTTTGACAGATCCGGCCCGCGGCGGCGAGGCTTGCTCGCCACGACCTTCGCGTTAAAGGTCGCGCGCAGCGCTTCGACAACGGGCTCCGTCACCGTGCCCGCGCACGCGCTAGAGAGCTCTTTGCTCAAGTAACCGCCGGGTCCGTTCTTGAAGGTCTTACCGGTCTCGCGGTGCTTGTACTCGATGTAGTTCTCGCCACCGTCCACGGGCTCGCCAAAGGGCACCAGATCGGGAATGAACAGGTGCTGCTCGCACGCCGCGCGCTGCTCGCCCTTGTTGCGCAGCGTACTGAGTAATTCGCAGCGCCATGCGCCGCTCGCCACAGGTGAGGCGTGACAACAGGTGCGACAGCTCACCTCGGCCACCTTGCTCGCGTGGCAGACATCGAAGAAGCTGCAGCCCTTGCACTGCCAGTTCGCAGGATCTTCCGAGAGCTTCGCGGGCGGGGTCTTTGCGTCGATGATGCGCCGGGCGCGCTCCTGCATTGCCTTGAACGCGTCCTCGTCGAAATGCACCCACTCCGTGTACAGCTCGTCGTTGTCCTTGTTGACGGCGAGGTACATCGCGCGATCGAGCCGCAGCAGGCCCATGTAAGACTGCATCTGCGCGTAGTGCTGCGGCTTGCTCTCAGCGACGCCGAGCTTCCTCAACTCCGTGAAGCTCTTCGCGCTGTGAGTCTTCACCTCGAGGATCGCCCAGGACTTGGGCGCCTCGGGGAACCCGCGGCCAATGCCGTCGACCGAGCCGCCGAAATGGCCGCCCTCGTCGCGGCACTCGATCTGCTTGTCACCGTCGTGGGTGTGCAGATCGACGCCAATGCCGCGCAGCTCTTCCGCCACGACCGCCTCCTCGCGCTTACCGCGATCGAAGAGGCGCAGCATCCGCCCGTCCCAGCTGGGCGTCATCGCCCAGCGGAACGAGTACCAAATGTACCGATCGCACGAGTGTCCGATCAGCGACGCACCGAGGTGTTCGCGGTGTTCCTGCTTCTGTCCAGCACGCCATTTGACAATGGCCTCCCCGGTGGTGTGCTGCGAAGCAGGGACCTGCGCCACTCAGCGCTTCTCCCAGGGCCGCGCTGCCGGCTTAGCGGCGGGGGAGGGCGCGGGGGCCGGCCGCGCGGCCTGGGGAAGGGGTTTGCCGGCCGACAACGACGCGTAGCCCATCACGCGGTTGCGCGAGGGGTCTTTGCGGTCGAGGTCGATCTCAGCGAGAACTGGGATGTCGTGCAGCTGCTCGGTATCGGTCAGCGTCGTGACGCCGGCCGCGAGGCACAAGAGCTGCAACTGGCGCTTGGCAATGTCCTCGGCAGTCTTGTTGGGGTTGCTGACGTTCAGCCGGTCCCAGATCCGCCGGCCGCTGTGCTCGCCGTCGATCACCTGCAGCGTGAGCTCGATGTAGTGACCCGTGCCGGCCTGCGTCGGTTTGAGGTCCGAGGCCATGACGATAACCTGGTACATGCCGCGCGGTAGCGGGGCGCGATCCGGCGCCGCTGGCGCAACGTGGTTCTGGGCGTCGAATTGAAATGAAGGCATAGTTGTTTTCCTCAGCTTTGCGTGATTGCGTTAACAAAAGATTCCCACGAAAGCGCAATGCTCTCAGGGAGTGAATATCGATTTTTAGCCATGTAAGCCGGGCGCTCGCTCGTGTAGAGCAGCCTCTCGCCAGTGCTGATGCCGCGGCTGACTTCTTTGTTGAAGCCCACCTCAGCCTTCTTGACGATCGTGCGGTAGTTGGCGAACAGCACCGCGTCGCACCACTCGCGCACAAGCGCGCTCGAGCGAGCCTGCAGCTTCGGCTGGTACCGATCGTAGGGCTCAGTCTCCGGCGAGTCGAAGCGCTTAATCTCGCAGTGCGCGATCAGTACCACAGACATGCTGTGGTTGTTACGCAGCGAGTTCAGCCCTTCCAGCACCTTGCGCCACTCTTCGGCGGCTATCATCGAACCTTTCCCATAAGCCAAGTCTTTCGCGTCGTACTTTGCTTCGATGTCACGCCAAATCAAGGTTTCAAGCCAATCGAGCGAGTCGATGACGACGGTTTGAAAATTGTGACCTGGTTCATGTAATGCGCCGATCGCGTCCAGCACGTCGGACGCTTTCGTCGCGATGGGGAAGTGATCGACCGCCAGCGAGCCGAGGCCGTCCTCGGTCTGGATGAAGATCGGCGACGGGGCGCCCGCGGCAAAGGTCGACTTGCCAATCCCCTCGACGCCATAGACTAGGACGCGCGGCGCGGCCAGCGCGTTGTTCTTTTTGATCGACTTTAGGTCAAATGCCACTCGACACCTCCTCAATCACGATGTAGGTCTTGGCCGGCTTGACGGTGATCGCGGGCGCGATCTGGCGCCAAAGGTCGGGCCGGTCGTGCCGAATCGCCTTCAGCAGCGACTCGTCCGCCTCGACCTTCGTCTTGACGGGCTTCGCCTCAGCAGGCCACGCCGCGCAAAGCGCGAGCAGCTTGTCGATCTCGGCCTTGTAGGTCAGCTTGCCGGTGGTCTTGAGCCTCCAGCCATTGCCGAGCACAGTTGACTGGGAGCCTTCCTCAAGCGAGGGAACGAGCTTGAGCAGTTCCTTCTCGATGTCCAGGCGGCGGGTGTTGGCTTCGAGTTCTGCACGCTTCGCGGCGAGCCATTCCGCGGCGAGTGTTTCGACGTTCATTTTTGTTTGCTCCGTGGTGGGGGCGGGGTGAAGATAACAGCCTAATGAGATATTCGCAACACCTAGTGTAAAAGACCCGGTTATACCGGGCGAATCCACAGCACCGGCGCGGCGGCCTTGACTTCGATGTTCTCTGCAGCAGGGCCTGCCGTGAACGGCACCAGGTTAAAGCGCCCCTCGTCATAGCCGCGCTTGAGTGTGCCGACGCGGTGCCCATCGCCGCGCACATCGACAACACACATTCTGTCGATCAGCGCCGCGACGCGTGTGTCGAACGCTCCCGCAAAAAATACCCATCCGTCCTGCGAGAGCTCTGGCGCGCGGATCTGCACCGCGAGTCCATTGGCAGGCACGTCGCGCGGCGCAGCCATTTTGCGCGTATTCTTTGACGTGATCGGCGTAAGCACGCCGCGGCTGTCGACGTATGCCTTGATCGGCATTTGCCGCGCGTCGGCGTCGATCGGCACGCCCGCCTGCGCCAGAACTTCTGTGACAGGAATCGTGAGCAGGCCAGAGATGCGGTTGGCCTCGTCAGCGGTCATCGTGCGCTTACCGCGCAGCATCAGCGAAACCGCCGACGGGTCGAGCTCAAGCAGCTTAGCCAGACGCCGGATGGACAAGTCGCGCTCGGCCAGCCGGTCCTTGAACCAGGTGGTGTTTACTTTATGAGCTTTCATGTTTGCCTCGTTGCGTTGTTCGGCGTGGTGTTGACAATTGCGCAACATTAAAGCACCTTCGGCCAATCGGTGCAACTTAACAGAACACAAGAGCAACAAATGACCCACACACAACTCTCCCCCGCCCGCGAGGTGATCGCCAAGCTCGGCGGCGTCCGCGCCACGGCCCGCGTGCTGCAACTGAATCCGTCTGCCGTCTCGCGGTGGATGATGCCCGCCGAGCGGCGCGGCACGGGTGGCAGCATCCCGCAGCGCCATTGGCCGGCGCTGATTGCCCATGCCAAAAAGGAACGCGTCAAGCTCGCCCTGCGCGACTTCGTGACCTTCGACAAATAACCTGCGGGGGCGGGGATGGTGAGCAATTCGGAATTTCTTTCCGCGGTCTATGGCCCCCTCGATTCGGGGCGGCACGGCTGGATCGCGAGCTTTCGCGGCGACCCGAACGCGGTCGCGGCGGATGCCTGGGCGGGGCAATTGTATGTCGGCACTGCTAACCAGCAGCTCTTGATCGACAAGCGCTCAGACGACAACAATTACTACAGCGTCGCGCGGCTGGCGCTTGGCGATGGCCGCCCGCGGCGCAGCAAGTCGGCATTCGACTCGCTGGCGGTGCTTGTGGCGGATGACGCCGACCCGACCGAACTCAACGGCACGCCCTCGTTCGTCATCGAAACCTCGCCTGGCAATCACCAGATCGGCGTGCTGCTTGATGAGGCAGATCCCGCCACGCGCGATGCGGGGCTGATCGACGCCGTGATGCAGGCGATGGCGGATGCGCGACTGATTCGCGCAGATTCAAGCGGTAACAACGCTGTGCGGTATTGCCGACTACCGACGGGCACGAATGGCAAGGGCGGGCGTAGCGCGGCCGTGCGGCTGCAGTCGTGGAACCCCGGCAACAAACTCACGCTCGAGGATGCGCTCGGCGTCTTCGGGTTAGACCTCGACGCAGTGCGCTCTCGGGTGCCGCGTGTAACGCAACGCGTTACAGACGCGCCGGGCGATGCCGAGCACGCAGAGCTCGTGCGGGCGATCGTAACCGGCGAGTCATACCACGACCCGCTTGTCAAGCTCTCGGCAAAGCTCGTCGCAGCGGGCGCCTCGGGCGGGGCAGTCGTGAATCACCTGCGCGGGCTGATGGACGCCGCGCGCCCAGGCTCACCCGGTGAGCTCGAGCGGTGGGAGTCGCGCTACAACGAAATCCCGCGCTTGGTGCAAGGCGCCGAGCGTTTCCGCCCCGAGCCGCTCGCACCCGTCACGATCAACCTCGGGCCGAAGGCAGAGCCCGCCACGGCCGCGGCAGAACTCACCCCGATCGACTGGGGCCAGCTCTCGCAGACCGTCCCAGAGCCCGCCACGTTCGCTCTCGCAGGGTGGATGCCGGCGCGCACGACGACGCTACTCAGCGCGAACGGTGGCGTTGGCAAGTCGAATCTCTCTCTGCAGCTCGCGGCGGCGGTGGCGCTGGGGCGCACCTTCCTCGGCCTCGATACGCTGCCCGGCAAGGTGCTGCTGCTCTCGGATGAAGACGAGACGCGCACGGTTCACTTTCGCCTGGGCAACATCTGCGCCGATCTCGGCGTCAGCCTCGCCGACCTCGAGGGCAAGCTCGTTGCCTACGATCTCACCCAGTCCGACTGCGTGCTGTGGCGCGAGGGCGGGGTCACGCCGCGGATGCAGTGGCTCTCGGACGTCGTCGAGCAGCACCAGCCAAGCGTCGTTGTGATCGACAACGCGAGCGACGTATTCAACGCCAACGAGAATGACCGCGCCGAGGTGCGAGGGTTCATGCGTGCCCTCAATTCGATCGCGCACCACTCGGGCGCGGCGATCGTGCTGCTCGCGCACGTCGACAAGGCAAGCGTGCGCATGGGGGCAGGGCAGGACACGAACAGCACGTTCTCGGGTTCGACCGCCTGGAACAACTCCGCCCGCTCGCGCTGGGCCATGACGCGCGATAACGACCGCGTCGTCAGTCTGCGCCACGAGAAGTGCAACCTCGGGCCGCTGCAGGAAGAGATCCGCCTCGAGTTCGATCAGGTGGCGAAGGTGTTCCGGCTGCTTGGCACCGTACCGGGCTCGCTTTCGCCGACAGCGTTGCGAAATTCGCAGCGCGTAGAGATCTTGAAGCTGCTCGCTTACGCGATCCGTGCCGGGCAGCGGCTGTCGATGGCCGCAACCGCAAACAACAACGCGTTCAAGGTACTCGCCGGCAGCCCAGCGTTCCCGCGTATTCAGCGCGCGGAGTTCTTCAGCATACTGTTCGACATGCAGCGCGAGGGGCTGATCACTGAGCAGGAATACGACAACAAGGGCAAGAAGGGCTTCAAGGCCCTCGCGTTAACACCAGCAGGCGAAGAGGCGACAATGTAGGGCCGCGAGGCCCTACTCGCGCTTTTTTCTTTCTCGGATCTTGTAGCCGATCACAAGCGCCACAATCGCTGCGGCGCTTGCTTGCCACGGCAACAACCATAGCAACCATGCCGCCAAGGCAATCGGCGCGGCGATAAGCAGAAGGATTGCAAACAGCACAAAGATAATGCCGCTTAGTGATGGCGGCGGCGTTCCCATGGCTGGCATTACTTGCTCCCCCTCGCACGGATGATGTCGTCGCGGGTCATGGCTCCATCACCCATCGCGCGTCGTTCGCGCGCAGCTCGCGCACCTCTGTCTCAAGCTGCTCGATGCGCGATACATAGCCCAGTATTCGCTCACGCAGCTCGCGTATCTCGATGCGATACTCGGTCACGGTGTGCGATTGCGCGTCCCATTCCTTGTCCCAGTCGTCGAACTCTCTCATTCCCGATCCTCCGCGCTGTACCAGCCGCGCTGGCGTCGTAGGTTTGTAGGCCACTCGAGCTTGTCGACGAACGATCGGTCGTCGATCAATACCTGGTTCGTCGGCTGCGACGTATAGCGGCCGTTCTCGAGCGCGACGAAGTAGAACTCTTTGCTCTGCTCGGGCGCGGCGCTGAACGCGTCGCCGACGGGAACGAGCGTGAAGACATACATGCCGTCGTGCTCGGCGCCGCTTTGCAGCTTGACGCGAGCATTCATCGCGTGCAGGAACGGGTATTCGATCATCGCGAACTGCCAGCCATACGCGTCCCAGGTCTGCGCGTCTGACGCGCGCCACGGGTCGGCGTCCTTCTCGCTCGCGATCTTGTGCAGCGGCACATTGCGGTAAACGGCGCCGCTCTCGAGCAGAATGTGACAACCAAACGCGCGGCCCGGCCAGCAGGTGATCGCGAACCAGACGCCGCGCACCCAGTCGTGCTTCCCAATCGCGTCGGGTTGTAGCCAGACGTATTGATGAACGGGTAGGGGGGCAGAGTGCGTGTAGAGCGTCATGGGTTTTCCACCTTTTCGATTCGTTGGCCGATCCACCGCATCACCGGAACGGCCATGCTGTTGCCGAGCGCCTTGTAGCGCGGGCCGTCAGGACATTGTCCAGCGATGGTTTCAAGAACCTCTGGCGAGTGCTTGTCTGCGGGCCAGTAGCCGAACTTCCAAGGGATGCGCGTGTAGTTGTCTGGGAAGCCTTGCAGGCGCTCGCACTCGACGGGCGTGAGGCGGCGGACTTGCATTGCGGCGGCGATAGGCTGCGCCACCGCCATCGGATTCTTGGCGTTGAGCGTCTGCATCAAATCCATATCCGTCTGCGGATTCGACATTTGTGCGCCGAAGCCGATCGGCTGCGCGACCATGTTGAACCCATCCGCGCGGCTGTAATCGTGCGCGGTAGTTTCAAGCGTGGCGGCTACGTCTGATTGGCGACTGCCTGCAAAGCATCGCGTAGTGCCGGCGGTAGCGCCTTCCCGCGCTTCTCTGCTCGGCGGAGTATCCCGGCGCACGCTTTCGCGCTCAAAAAGAACCTGGGCGGCACGCTGCCAGTCTCTAATGTGTCCGACAACGAACACACGGCGGCGTCTTTGGGCCACTCCGAAAAATTGTGCGTCCAAGACTCGGTAGGCCCACCCATACCCGAGTTCCCCCAGCGCCCCGAGGAGGGTGCCAAAATCCCGTCCTCCGTTCGATGACAGGACACCGGGTACGTTTTCCCAGACAATCCATCGAGGCCGGTGACGTTGAGCGATTGCAAGAAACGTAAGCATGAGGTTGCCTCTGGGGTCGGCAAGCCCTTTGCGGAGCCCCGCAACGCTGAAGGATTGGCAGGGGGTTCCTCCGACAAGAAGCTCAACTGGTTCATCAGGCCACTCCTGGAATTTGGTCATATCGCCGAGGTTCGGCACGGTGGGGTAGTGGTGCGCGAGCACCGCGGACGGGAACGGTTCGATTTCGCTGAACGCCACCGGCTCCCACCCGAGCGGGTGCCATGCGACGGATGCGGCTTCGATGCCGGAGCAGGCGGAGAGGTAGCGCATGTCAGACTCGCACGATGTAACTAAAAGCGCAACACATAGGGCAATCTAGGCCGCCTAGCACAACGGGGGCGGCGCTCCGCAAAGGGGGGCTCTGTGCTTGAGCAGTGGTTAATGCTTGACCGCGCGCAAGCGCTCGATCTCCTGTTGCATTCGTTCGATCGTGGCGCGCAGCACCATCGTTTCGGCAATGGCTTCGGACAGGCGCACCATCAGCGCGCCCAGCTGCCGCCGCAGGCGCATGTTCTCCTCGCGCGCGGCTTCGATGTCAGAGCTCACCCGCCACCTGCTCGAGCGCATCGCGAACGCTCTCAACGGCATAGCCCATCGCGAGTAGAAACTGCGCGTAGGTCATGACGGCTTCATTCGCGTCGTCGAATTCGTCGACGTGCGCCTCGGACGTCACGCGGTCATTGCTGCCGCGGATTGCAATAAACTTATCCATGACGCGTGCCCCAGTTGACGCTAGGCCGCGAGGGGTGAAGCACCCAGCGATCACCCAGGCGGCGCAGGGCAAGGCGGCGCTTAGCCTGCAGGCGGCGCAGCTGCGCGCGGTCGGGCTCAAAGCGCGCGGTCGGGCGCGGACGCTGACGCCACAACACGTCGTAAAGCATCCAGCCAATCAGCCATGCAAGGCCGGCGAGGGCGAGGATCGTCATTGCTATCTGTATGTTTTCGTACATGCGGGCTCCGTCAATAGTTGCACTTGAGCTCTTCAATGCGCGCTTCTAGGTCGCGAATGCGCTTCTCTTGCAGCTCAATCACGAGCTGCTGGTTGTCGATCAGCCGCGCCTGCACGACCGCGAGCGTGTCGGCGCGCTCGACCGCCTCGCGTAGCGCGGCTACGCGGGCGGGGCTGATGGTGGTGGGGTTGGGGTTGTCCATGAACGCGACCATACCAGACAATCGCCACGCGTTGCGACAATCGCAACATAGCACCACCAGGCGGATGGGCGGCAGTGACCTTCGATCGCTCTCGATCGCAGTGCGATCGCATAGCGCTCGCAGGCAGTCGCAGCAGGCGGCCGGTGGCGTGGCCCCCACCCCCCGTGGGGGGCCACCGGCCCTGCGTAGGGGTCCAAAAGGGGGGTTTTGGGGCTCGATCGCTCGCACCTAGTAGGGGTGTGGGGAGCGATCGAGGCTGTCGGAGCGGTCGAGCGGTGGTGGTACGCTACCGGGACAGGAGGCAGGTATGCGGCAGCGTTGGACGGCGGATGAGGTGGGCGGGATTACGGCGGTCGCGCTCGGGGCGATCGCACTGGCGGCGCCCGTGGTCGGGTTCGTGGCGTACTACGCCTGGCAGCTCGGCAAGCTCGGGTGGTGGGCGGCAGAGGCGCTCGCGGCGATCTTCGTCGGCTGACGTCGCGCGCGGCGGGTGTTGCGGAATCCGCCACGCGGTGGCAGTATCGCAACGCATGAGCGCGGTCGCGACCGAGATTTCAGAAACAGCCGTTAAACCAACGGAGAGCCCGCCAGTGCCGGCCAAGCGCCCGCGCGTAGGTACGGGCGTGCCCGGCCCAGGTCGCCCCAAAGGCTCTCAGGATCGCATTACGCGCACGATCAAGGATGCCATCGAGATGGCCGCGCGTGACTGCCATCCGCGGGGCCTGGCGGGCTGGCTGGTTGAGCGTGCGCAGGGCGGCGTACAAGACCGGCAGATCTTCGCGACGATGGTCGCCAAGGTGCTGCCCGCCCAGCTGCAGGCGCAGGTCGACGGGGCAATAGTTGTGCAGCTGCCGTGGCTGCAGGGGCGCAACGTGGGTGGGTTCGTCCCATCTGCGTCCCATCACAACGTGATCGACGCGCAAGTCGTTGATATCACGATGGAAAAGGACGGCAGCCTTCGGGTTAGTGACCCGAAGCCTGCGCTCGAGGCACCCAAAGCGTCAGAAAATCCGCAGTCTGACCCCCTATCCGGTAGCAAGCCGGTGGCCGGGGGGTAGCGGGAGAGATGGTACCTACTCGTTTCTCTCGCATCCCGAAAAAAGGGTGTTGAGAAAAAATGGACATCAACACCTACCGCCCCCGCGACGTATTCGTCCCGCTGCACAACCGCACCGCACGCTGGGCGTGCGTTGTGGCGCACCGCCGCGCGGGAAAGACGGTCGCGATGTGCGCCGATCTCGTGGTGAGCGCGCTCGAGTGCAAGCATCCGAAGCCGCAGGTGGCGTACTTG